CAGCTGGCCGGACTCATGACCGACCTGAGCGATGAATGCCGCGATGCGCAACGGCGTCACGATCTGGTACTTGCTCATAGCCGTATTCAGGACAGGTGCAAAAACGCCGGCTTTCTGGCCGGCGTTCGGTAGGATCTGCAGTAGTTGCTGCGTGGTGATCGGCATTCGGTTTTCTCCAGGCAAAAAAATACCCGCTCGATAGCGGGGTTCTGTGTGTCAGGTTGCTCAGGCTTTTGCTTCAAGCGCTGCAAGCCGAGCTTCGAAACCTGATGCAATGAAGGTAAGTAAGCCATCAGACCGGAACGAGTATCGGTCGCCCTTCTCAATAAGTACCTCAGTCCACGCCTCAGACTTCAAGTCACCTTTTTCGTAAGTCGTCTCACCTGACTCGGCGTCAAAAACGGGCGTCTGCTCGTACTGTGCAGGGTGCTCCCTGGTCTCTTGCTCCCATTCGTTATGGCAGATGAACGAGTAATTCATTGGCTCAAGGCCATGCGACCGCATTACCTCAATGGCTCGCTGTACCGTCATACCGCAATGCTGACGGGCGTCCGCGCCCTTTTCCTCTACAGCGCTGAGGAACTGGTAAAAGCCGATTTCCTTNGCCAGATCCTTTGCCGCTGCGATCTCGCTTTCGGACATCCCTCGAACAGGTGTTTTCTCGCGAGCGTCTGAAGTGCTGATAGCGCCGGAAGACAAGAATGCAGTGGTGTATCGAAGAGACGCGCTACCTACCGAGTAAGCCGCATCTTGACCGGGTTGGGTTACGCCGCCTGCGCCGATAAATAAACGCCGCGTCCCGCCAGTCCAAAACTCAATTGCCCCTCCTGCCTCATTGCGTAAAGCCGCAAGTCCCGTAGAATCTAAGTACGTAATAAAACTTCCTGATACTTGCGTATTAATTAAATCAGTTCTCGCCCAACTGTTTACTAATGGTGCGCCACGAATTATTAGAGACGAACCGAATTGTGATCCGTTAGAAGAAGTCGGACTAATAGTTATCGGCGAAGTTAAATTAGCTAGGTTATCAATTTTAGAAACTGACAAACTAGTCGCGGTTATGTTTGTAATTGTAGCAAGCGGAGCAGTAATAGAAGTGCTAACTGTAGCAACTGGGACGGATAACGAAGTAGGTACGGACAAAGCCCCGCTATAGGTCAGTGTCATCGCTGGGCCTTGCTGAGTATTATCCCCGTTTACAGAACTCCAAGTAAAACCACCTGAACCGTTGCCCCTATTGCAAATAAAATTCATCGCGCCTGAGATTGAAGTGCCGCCTGTGTTCCAGCCAATGTAACCGCCTTGCAGGTTGTAACCGCCCACAGAAGCAGCGAACCCTGCGCCGCCGAACTTCGGGTACATGGTGCCTGCCATGAAGCCCAAACTACTCACAGCCCCATCTGCGCTGTTAGAGCCTGTACCACCTTTAAGCACGGCGCCTGTGTTCCAGCCAATGTAACCGCCTTGCAGGTTGTAACCGCCCACAGAAGCAGCGAACCCTGCGCCGCCGAACTTCGGGTACATGGTGCCTGCCATAAAACCAAGGCTGGAGACAGCATTGTCGGCGCTATTTGCGCCCGTCCCGCCCTTCGCCACCGGCAATATGTCGTAGTTGCCAGTCGTTCCCAGCGCTGCGAGCTTGTCGCCATATTGCAATACAAGAGCGCGCAGCCGGTCCGCGGATTCCTTGACGTAGCCCTGGAGTGGCGCGATAGCGTAACCGCCAGCGCCGCTGGTTGCGCCCTGATAGTTTGGCGAGATCGAAATGGCCGTGTCGCTGGCAACATTCGTTACTTCATACCACCCGCCGTCTGGCCCCCGGAAACCATCGCCAACCCGAATGTTTGCGATGAAAGCAGTATTGGTGCCGATAACGGCGTTCGAATTTTGGGTAACGGAAACCGTCCCAGCTTTATGCCAAGGCATTTAAAACTCCTAATTTAAAACGCCTTGATTCAGGCGGTTAGTTTTGCGCAGAGAAACGGACGGTGACCTTGATCTGTCCATGCCGTAGTTGCGAGGCTATAAAGCATAATTTTAGAGTTCGCATAATCCACTGCTATTCCACAACTACCGCCATTTGCGCCATTGTGGCAATGCATAGCAAAAGAGTTTATGGATATAAACTCACCGCTCCCCAGAAGCTTGTCGATGCTCCACTTATAACGCCGCCCAACGCTAAGCTGTTCGCTACCTACGTACGTCCAATTGCCAGCTGCAAACGTAACGACAACTGGCGGTGCCCCGCTGTCATATACGAGCTCGCTTCCCGGGCCCCATATTCGCGCACCAAACAATGCCGTACCCATTGATGCCCATGCAGCAATGAAGTATTGGCCGCTCAGCGTGCTCTGGACGTTTGAAGCCTTCATTGAGAAGCCTGTCCAGTTCCCCGGCCCGCCCGCGAACCAAACCGATATCGGTACCTGAACGATGCCGTTTTGATCAGGCCTGATGAACACCAGCGGCGGATCAGCGCTTGTTACCGCGCGCGGAAAAGTTACGCTGGCGTCTGTAGTGCCGGAATAGCTACCCTTCGTGAGCACGCAAAGCCGAGGTGTTTCCGAATCAATCTGAACGAAAGAGCTGTCATTTATGCTGATAACACCAAAGCTCATGTTTTGAACCTCACCGCGAAGCCTTTCGCGACAATGCGCGTCTGGTTGGTGTTGCCGAGATTGGCTGACTGTCATTTATGCTGATAACACCAAAGCTCATGTTTTGAACCTCACCGCGAAGCCTTTCGCGACAATGCGCGTCTGGTTGGTGTTGCCGAGATTGGCTGATGGGTTGGCTGACCTAAGAACTACCTGGCCAGCCGATGTCGTAACGTATGGGTAGGACTTAATGTTTCCGAGGGTATCGCCTTCAGCTGACTGAATGTCCTGGGCCCTTGTGGGGATGACCATAAAGACGCAGTTCGCCGGATCAAAGCCAGGGATGCTCAGCGTGATTACCTTTGCCGTTGATCCGGACGTGTCGCTGAAATCAATAACCCCCTGCCAAATCACCTGATAAGTGAACGTGGTCGTATCCATGACCAGGTTCGCGTTTTCATCCCATACCCTGGCTCCAAAACTCATGCTTCAAGATTCCCCCACTGATAGCGCTTCACACCGTTTTGGTCGAAGACCTTGCCGCCTGCGCCATTTATTACCTGGCGCCCGCCGTTGCCCAGAGCGCTATTGATCTCGAACGTCCCGTCGAACCAAAGCTTCCACCCGGTGCTCCCAGCCACATAGTTGTTCGACTGGATATAGCTGCCGATCTTGGCATTGGTAATGGTGCCGTCCTGGATGAACGCAGAGTTGATGAATACCTGGCCGTTCTGAACAGCGAACGGAGCAGCCAGCGCCCCGCTTGACTCATCAAGAATTGCGAAGCGCTGGGCATACGCCAGAATTTGCGACTCCTGCTGCTGTCCTTCAACGCCGATAGCGAGGCCAGACATAACCGTTCTTCCGCCCACAGTGGTCGACGTCTTTATGGTTGTGAGCGCGGATACCTTTCCATTCAGCCCAGATACGGCAGTGCTTGCTGTTTGAGCTTGAGCGGATGCGCCATTTGCCGTCGACTGAATCCCATCTACTCGCGTGGTCAGCGCGCCGTCTGCGTTCGCCCTGGCAGTAGCCTCGGACTGAATGGCCGCCTGGTTCGTGCCGACAGATGCTGTAAGCGTCGATATCTGCTGAGCCGTCGCCTCTCTATCCGTGGCGGTCGTCGTTTCAACTGTCGCGATCCGTGCTTCGTTGGTGCCGACCCGCGCCTGAAGCGTCGTCGTGCGCTGGGCCTGGGCAAAGTCTTCTTCAGCCCTGATCTTCACTTCCTGTGCCGCGCTTGCCGTGCTGTCCCAGCCCTTGAGCGCGTCCAGCAGATCGCCTTCCCCGCTGTCAGCCCGGTATTGAGCCTGCACCGCCTGTAGCTGGCTGGCGGTAACGCTGGTCTTGCCGTCCACCGTGGTGATGTCTGCGGTGTTCTTCGTTACCTGGGCTGCCAGAGCGTTGGCCGTGCGGATCGACTGACCACTGTTCACCCAGTACGCCGGGTTCGGCGGACCGTTGGACCCATCGGCAGCTGCTGGCACCGCCGCAATGGCCGTCCAGAGGTTGTCACCAACGCGCACGGTGTTGTCCCGCACGTAGGCATCGGTGGGCACGTATACCAGTGCGTCGGTGATTTCCCCGATCTCAGCCTTCAGCTCTTCCATGCGCTCATTGACTGAGCCAGGTCCGTCGCCATCGATGAGGTCGATTCGGTCCAGCAGGTTCTTGGCCAGTTCAGTTTCCGAAATCTGGTCGGCAATCATTTCAAGGATCGGCCCGGCGTCACTGCCGGTCTGCCCCATGACACCTGCACCGGTGGGATACCACGGACCCACGTTGCCGGTCCGATCCACTAGCCGCGCCCAGAAAAAGAATGTCACACCCGCAAGCAGCCCCTGCATGACGTGTTCCGACTGCGGGTAGGCCAGGTCGCTGAGCTTCGTGGCCTTGGCCAGGTCTGTCGTCGGCCCGTACCAGATCTCCGTGCGCTGTGTGTCCTCTGCGCCTGGTGGGAAAGTCCACTTGAGCGAGATGCCGAATATCAGCGACGTGGCGGTCAATGAGGTTACGGCAGGCGGCAGGCCCTCTTTACCCTTGAGCTGGGTCAGCATCGAATTCCGCCAGCTCGACGATATGTCATACGCGCTGACGGCACGCACGCGGGCGAGATAGGCACCGGCATAGATACCAGTGATGTCAACGCTGGTGGAGCCGGTACGCTGCACCTTGATCCAGTTGCCGCTGTCCTTGCGCCACTCGACGTCATAGGCAACCGCGCCGGTCACTGCTGCCCAGCTGATGGTCATTGTTGTAACGGCCAACCCCTGGGCGATGGCCGTCGTCGACGCCAGAGAAACGCTGGCAGGCGATGGAACAACGGTGATAGGAATGACGCTGATCGGACGCTCTTCCAGACGGGCGCCGGTGTCGATGTAGGCAAACTTGCTCGGTTCGTACTGAAGAGCGGTAATTGCGTACTCGCCTTCTGCACTGCGCTTTACGCTCAGCACCCGGTATAGAGGGATAGCCAAGTCGTCGGCATCCAGAGCCCATTGCAGCTGGTCCGTAGGCGTCTCGCTGTAAGCGACGGTGACGGTGACTGCCCTGCCTGCGACCGACTGCACGGTCCGGCCTTCAGCCTGGCCGCTGGGCAAGTTGACGATCAGACGGTCGCCAGCCTTGGCCAGTGTGTCGCGATCGAGCGTCACTACTCGCCCGGCAGCCCCAGCAATGCGCCCGCCGATCTCCCGGCCAGCCAGCAGGGAATCAGCGACCGGGATGATGTATCCCGGCAGCGGGATCGCGCCCTCCATGCCGGTACTGAAGCTGACGGTGCGGTCTTGGCTGTTGCTCATCACGACCCACTTACCCCGGCGCTGCCCCTCAGAAGCACGTGTGCATCCGATGGCTGTCAGCTCAGTCGGCTTGTCACCGAATCGGCGCTGCAGCACGGGATCGGCGAACGGAATGACATCGGTGTCGTAGTTGTTGTCAGGGTTGTCGTAACTGACGATTGCCCGGGTGTAGCGCGTCTTCGCCGAGGCGCTGCCATAGGTGAACTTACCGCCGATGACGTTGGCGCGAGTGAAGACATAATCGAAGTCCTGACTGCGCGGCATGTCGGCCTGCGCCACCAGCTTGCCCTGCGCCCAGTAAGTCATGCCGCGATAAATGCCGGAGATATCGCGCAGTAGTGACCACGCTTCGGCCTTGCCTTGCAGGTTCATGTCGCACAGGAATCGCGGCTCTACACCGCCGATCCCGTTCGGGACATCCTGATCGCAGTACTGCGCGATGCGGAACAACTCCCATTTGTCGATCATCCACGACTTGATGCGCTTGCCCAGGCCAAACCGATCTTGCGTGCAAACGCCGTATGTCACCCAGGCAGGGTTGTTGGTCCATGCCTCTTTCATGGAGCCGTCCCACACCCCCGAATAGGTACGGGTGAACGGATCGTAATTGCTCGGCACCTGCCATTTCCGCGCTTTGCACTTGACCGTCACTGCGGGAATGTTGGTGAACTGCTCAGCATCAAACTCGATGTAGAGCAGCGCCGTGTTCGGGTAGCGCAGCTTTGCGTCGATGACCTCTGTGAGCCCAGCCACCAGCATGGTGTCGGCGATCTTGTTGGTGTTCTGGTTGGCGGTCAGGCGGCGGACGCGGATCTGCCAGCCTGAAGTCGCGGCAGGCAAATCGATGCGTCGCGAGCGCTCGTAGCGGGTGGTTGTCTTGCCGTCCACGGCCTCCAGCAGCACCTCCTTGTAGCCGCCGCCGTCAGTGGCCACGTCGATGGCGTATTCAATGCGGTAGCCGCCGACATTGCCTTCGTCGTCCTGCTGCTGGAGCGCAGGCCAAGCTAAGCGGACGCGCACGGCCGACAGCTGAGTGTTGGTGATTGAGCGCACCCACGGAGAGTCGTTGCGCAACTCGACATTGACGGTCGTCTCGTTGTCGATGGACGGAATGCCGGGGATGTAAGACTGATCAACGGAGCCGGTGCGCCATTCCCATTTCACGTTTTGGAAATTCACGTTGCCGCTTGCATCGTTGATCGGCGTGTTGTCGAGGTAGATGTCGGCAGCCGTTGGCGTGCCTTCGAACTCGCCCTCGCCCACAGCGATGAGCAGCTTTGCCAGGTTGGTGGAGCGCAGGCTATCGGAGGCCTCGGTCGGCGACTTCGGACTGCTGCTGCCGCCTTTCTCACCGTGGATATCGATCTTCAGTGCTGCGCCCATGCTTTTCTCCAGGCATAAAAAAACCGCCTCTCGGGCGGCGCGGTCTTGCGAATGTGATTACGTTTTGTCTTCGGCGTAGATCGATGCCGAGATGATCGCCCCGCCCCAGCGCCGCTCGCCGATGCAGATCGGGACAGGGTTGCCGCTGGCTGTGGTGTTCTTCGCACTGCCGAAGGCGTAACTGGGTAGGTTTTCGGGAGAGGCGCTTTGCTTCAGGCCAGACGCTTGCGGGCTGAGCATTTGGATCACTCCGCCAGCGACCAGAGAAATACCGATCGGCATCAGTACTTGAAAGCCCGGAATGAACGATGCGGCAATCAGCACAGCGCCAATTACGGTCTGGAAGAGACCGGCCCTTTTGCTGCCGCCAATCACCGGAACAATCCTTACCTCTCTTGAGCCGCCGAGAGATAGCGCCTCTTGGCCCACGTTTTGTCCGTTACGGAAAATCGCGAACCGCATACCGAGTTTATCGAGGCGCTTAATCTCGTCTTCAAAACCCGAGAGTGTGGCGTTCATCGCCTTAAACACCTCCTGAGTCTGGCCAGTGTCAATAACCCTTCTGTGTTTTCGGCCAAACTTTCTGGCAAGCGAGCCAGACAGGAGAACAGTTGTCATAGGCGTGTAGTGCAGGGCTGTGGACATTTTTTCTCCGGACATAAAAAAACCGCCCAGAGGCGGCTAGTTTTTTTCTGCTGGTCAGAGGCAGCGATTCAGTGAATCTCTCAATCCGCCGCGCCCCATCTGGGACCAAGCTGCACGCTGATACAGCTTCACGATACTGCCGGTACCTGCTTTCTCAATATTCAGCACGTCGTCGGTCTGTTGGCTCATCTCGCTGCCTGCGACGATGCGGTACCCAGTAAGCGTTTCACTCATAACCGAGCTAGACCGGTAGTCCTGCCAGGCTGGATATGCACAGAGTGCTATTAACTTCGGAGCCTTCGTGGAAGTCGCTGTCAGTTGAGGCTTATCTGCCATCAGATCCGACGGCGTCGAGCAACCCGCCAGCAAAGCCAAAGTCAGCGTCCCTATTAAAATTCGCATGGTGATCCCTCATTCAGTGAGCCCAAAGCGTAACACCGACCAGGCTACCCATCCACGCCTGCTATGCAGGCTGCGGTGCCCCGCTGTGCCTGAGTATCAGGCGCGTCCTGTCCAGCCAAGGGCCGCCAAAAACGATGATTTCGCTTGGCCTGCCGTACAGGTGGTGCAACAGGAAGGGGCCGGGGCCGAATACCCCGCCTGCTTCGTCAGGCAGCGCGGCATCGGTACCGAGATATATCCCGGCATGGTTCGGGTGCTTGGTCCGGCCGACCTCCATCACGATCATGTCACCGCGCTGCGGCTGGTCAACCCTGACGAACCCGGCCGCCTCGTAATTGGATTCGTACAGGCTTTCCGCGTCCGCACTCTCCCACCAGCCATCCGTTCGTTTGAAAGCTTCGAACTCCAGACCGTACTCACGCCTGTACCAATCGGCGCAGACCTGCCAGCAGTCCCAGGCACCATGCACGAATGGCCGCTTCAGAAGCGGTGTATTGCCGGTGGGCACGATGGTGCGCAGGTCGCCCTCTGGCCAACTGAAGATATGCCAAGGCAGCTCCGTCGCCTCGCACATCGCCAGATCGCGCGGTGACGGTCGACTGGTTGCATCCGGGTGTGAGTGAACAACCCCGATGACGGTACCCAAGTCTTCCGCCGCGGCGTAATCGTCGGGGCTGATGCGGAACTCTTCGCTTGGATCAGTCGCAGTGTTGGAGCAGGGAAAGTATTGCTGCTTTCGCCCGACGCTCAGAAGCAACCCGCAGCACTCGCGCGGATACTCGGCGACCGCATGCGCCTGCACGGCTGCCAGAATGTGTTTCAGCATGGTCAGCTCCGCGCGATCAGGGATACGGCGGGGAAACCGCCAAAGGGTACTTCGTTGCCAGCCCCGAAACGCGGCGTGCAGCCGCGCGTCAACGTGGCATCGCAGACATCCAATTCAGGGTTATCGGTGGGCTGCCCGTCCTTATCGACGTATGGCCCGGTGTAGCCGCAGTTCGGCCCACGATACCCACCAGTGAGGCACCAGTGACAAAGCGTGGTCATCTGCCGGCCAATCGATTCGCCGCCGACGTCGCCCGGGCTGGCCAGCTCCCAAGTGATGCTTTCCCCGTCCTCATTGGTTTTCTGATCGATGTACCAGACCTCGATAGATTCCTGGGTAGGATCAGCTTCGGGGTTTCCGGCGGGGAAGTTCTCTGCATCCAGGTACTGACCAAGCGTGTGGCGCATGGTCAGCTTGAACTCGAGCAAATCCTCGAAAGCCAGACAGAGCGCGGTGATACGCCCGTTGATGTTGCCCGCCGCAAACGTAGGCCTTACTGCGGTTCCATCGCTGTTTGCTTCCACGCCATCCAGTTGGACCGGCCAGGCGCTGTATTCTTCTCCCTGCCAATAGATGGGTTTGGCGGGAAGCTGATCAGCGGCGGCGCCGGCCGCTATCAGCTCATCCGACGTGTGCGGTATGGAGTGCCCGTGAAACCGGAGAACGTCGGCGCCGTAGTCGGAGCCATCGAGCTCGAACAGCAAAATATCAGCGCCCGGCTCAAGCCTTTGCAACTGAGTGATCAAACTCATGGATGGTATGCCCTTTCAAAAGTAACGGTCAGAACCGCGAGGCCTCCTGGCTTTCTTTGTCGACGGAAAGCAGAGCAACGATAAAGCCCGAGGCTTTCGTCGGGCGGTGTCCATAGGAACGCCCGGGCGCCCTTATGATCACGGATGAAGTCCACAATCGGTTTGATCTCGCTGCCAGTGCCGCCGAACGACAGCGACCAGGTGTCCTCTTCGGCGTTCGGGCCGTCACTGGACACCTGGACATAGCCATCGCCGAACTTCGACTCACGGGTTCTGAAAGTACTGTCGCCACCAGCCTCATCGTCTGGCTCCCAAACAAACGTTTCAATGGCCATCAGCCTCTCCCGCTGGTGTTTCGGTGGCTTGTGCCTCCGGGTCGCCATGAATCAGCGATGGCTTTCTGTGCAACCCCCAACATCTGGCGTTGCATGTTCTGCTGAAGCGCCGCGCTGTCGATCTCCATGCCTTCGCCGCTCCGGTCTTCAAGGGTCAGGTAAACAGGGGCCTCGACTTTTACGACCGTTCCACCGCTGGTGGCCGCACCCCCAACCATGCGAACACCGAGCGATCCGTCTGAGCTGCGAGCCAGCGGCATAATTGCCTCTGGCCCAGCCTCGCCCATCACTCCCGCCCCGCCTCCAGCCATGCTGAACGCCGTGGGCGTGCTGACGATGCTGTTGGTGAACGCGGCGCCCTCGGCGAACATTTGTACTCCGCCCGACCATGCGCCGCCTTTGGCCTGTGGGAAGTAGGTCGCCGAGTAGCCGGCCTGTGACGCGCCAAGGTTCGATGACGCCGCGCCAGCCGAACCCGCAACCAAGCCATTGCCGCCCCCGCTGGAACCCAGAGAGCTGACCCCGGCATTGAATAGCATCTCCAGCAAAGCGGACGACGCTTTGCGCGATGCGATGCGGCCCATATCAGTGATGATGGACGTTGCAAAATCAGAGAACTTGAATTTGCCCGTGGTTGCGAACGTGTTCAGCGAATCCTCCATCGTGCCGAAAGCGCTGGTAAAAGCCGCCTTCGTCTGACCGGCTACGTCCTTGGCCGATTCCAGATAATCGGCAAACGCGGACTTCGCACCGAGCTTCCAATCCCCTTGAGCTGCATCAAGATTCACATACCCTTGCTGCATTGCCGCCAACTGCTTGGCGCCGTACTGCTGAGTGAGGGCGATCTGTGTTTCCAGTGCCTGGCGCTGCTTGTCTGTGGTGGCTGTTGCCAGCTCAGTGCGCAAGGCCAGCACCTTGTTGTTGGTGTCCTGCTCAAGCGACAAGCGCGCCTGCGCCCGCTCGGCCTCTTTGCTGCCCATGCCGACTGCTGCTGCCGACTGCTCGTAGGAGGCCGTGGCGAGAGCAAGCTGGCGCTGCAGGTCGGCCTCGTACTTCATGGCTTCAGCCATGCCGTCGGCGGACGCTACGGTCTGGTCATACTGCTGTTGCAGCCACTTCAGGCCTTGGCCGTACTCTTCCGTGGAAATCTTTCCGGACTTGTAAAGCAGCCGTAGCTCCTCGGTTTTTTTCTTCTGCTCATCCGCCGCCGCACTGACCGGATCGAAGCTTTCCTTGAGCTTGGCGTAGGCATCAGCCGCAGTTTTGAGCTGCTGCTCGAGCTTATTCTGGGCCTCTTTATGCTTCTGCGCCGACTCTGTCGCAGACTTGTCCGCGTCCTTTTGGGCATCGTAGGCCTTGGCGGTGTCACGGATCTGCTTGGCCAGTGCGCCCTGCGGGTCGATCTTGTTCTCGGTAATGAACCGGTCGGCTTCCTCGAGCTTCGTCTTGTCCTTGAGCGCATGGATCTGCTTGTCGAGGGTCTGCTGATAATTCTTGCCGGCGTTCTCGGCGGCGATATCGACTTCGTTCTTGTCCTTCGTGCTCTTGGTGCTGCCATCGAGCTGCTTGGTGTACAACTCCTGGCGGGCCGCCAACAGGCTGGTATTAACGTCGAGCGTGCTGACCACTTCGGACTGTTTGACCCAGCCGTCCAGCTGCTTCTGAGGAATGCCCAGCTGCTGGCCGACCTTGAGAATCGCATCGGAGAGTGGCTGCCCGGCCTTCCTGGCTTCCTCCATGCTGCTCGTCAGCGCGGCGAACTGTTTACCGCCGGCCTCGCTGGAGCGCGGTCCGACCAGCGCTCGCTGCATCGAAGTGCGCAACCCCTGGAACGCATCCGCAGCTTCCTTGGCCGAGTCGCGTTGCTGCTCGGTGATACGCACCAGCGCGCCCTGCTGCTGGTCGCGTGTCAGTTGGGCAAACTCCTTCCGCACTTCTTCGACCGACCGCTTCAGATCGTTCACGTCCGTGCGTGCGGTCTGGGCGTTGGAGCCCATAGCCAGGAACGCCACGCCGACGCCGATCGCAAGAGCCGCTATCCCGGCCGGGCCGCCCAGCAAAGCCAGCAGGGATGAACTTGCCCGCGCCAGCACGTTCTTGGCGGCAGCGGCTTGAGCCTGGGCCGCTGCGTTGGCGGTCGTTGCTGCTGTGTCGCGAGCCATCGCCGACGAAGACGCCGCAGTAGCGATCGTCAAGCGCTGGGTGGCAGCAGCTGCCGCCGTCTTGGCTGCTGCAAGTTCGACATCCATTGCGGCCAGCGCTGCGGTGTATCGCGTCTCTTCCACCGTGCCAACAGCCAGGCTGGCCTGATAGGCGAGCGCCTGGCGCGCGGCTTGCACCTGGGCGAGCCGCGCGATTGTTTCCGCTTCCAGCGCCTGAGCTGCCGAGTACGCCGCAACTGATTCGCGTAGTTTGGCCGCAGTAGCCGCCGCCGACGCCGCCGTTTCCTCGGCCTTGGCAATGGCCGAAGCTTTGGTGGTGGCAATGTTGGTGAGCATCGCCTTGGTAGCCGTCGCAGACGATGCGACCGCATCGATGGCGAACTTGGCGAAAGCCGCCGCCATCTTGCCGCCCAGCGCTGCGACCAGTACATCCACGTTCTCGGCAAGAAAACTGATCGTCTCGCCCAGACGCTTAGCGCCGCCGTTGTCGCTCAGCCCCTGTAGAGACTTGGTGATGCTCTCTATACCTGGCAGCAGGCCGATGGTGATTTGGTTGGCCGCCCCGGAGAAGGTTGCTTTCAAACCGGAAATAGCCTGCCCAGCAGCGACGAGGCGGTTGACGTTGAACTCTGAGATAACCGAGCCCGCGCGTTCGGCCTGATCCCCCCACTCCTTGAACCCTTTGCCGTTATTGCGCAGCAGTGGAATCAATGCCGTTGTCTCGTCGGCCATCGCCTCCATGTAGGTCGTCATCTGCTGCTGATTCAGACCGGCCTTTTCGAGCGAGGTGTAGTAGAGCTGCAAGGCCTGTGGCCCGGACAGATTGGCGAACTGACCAGCAGTTACCCCGATCTTCGGCGCGATTTCCTTGAAGAAATCAGACATCTCGCCGCCGCCGCGCTGCAGGAATTCGCCGACGCGGTCGTTGGTGTCTTTCAGGATGTCGCCCAGTTTGTCCTGCTCAACGCCCACAGTTTTTGCACCAAAGGCCATGCGCTGGAAGTCTTCGACCGTGGTGTTCGATAGCGCGGAAAGGTTCTTGACCTCTTTCGCGTAATCGATGGTGCTGGTCGTCAACGCCACCAACCCAGCGATAGAGCCAGCAGCGGCCAGGTTACCGGCGCCGATCTGATCGAATGCTGATGTGACCGCACGGCCCACCGTCTGGGCGCTGGCGTTCACTCGGTCGAAAGCGTTGTCGATCCGTCCCAGGCTTTGATCGATGTTATGAGCAGTGCTCGACACCGAGCCTTCCGAGCGGGTCAGCTCCTGGCGCAGCTGCGCCGTGGTGGCTTCGATGCGGACCAGCATGCCTTGGACGTCGGTATCGGCCACGTGTAGAACTCCGGAAAAACGTTATGTGCTGCCCTTGCCGGTGAGCGCCATGCGCAGCTTCTGCGCGACAGTCGCCGGTTTGGGTTTGGATTGGGGGCTGGACTGGGTGCTGCTGGGGAATGGGCTGGTCATGCGTGCCCACTCGATCTTCGCGTCCATAGCGAGGAACAGTTCGGGCAACGAGGTATGCCAAGCCACTTGCGGTGACCAACCGAGCCAGCCGGTGGCCACCGCATAAAGCCGATCGACGTAGCTCCCCGCCTCTACGGCGCTGACTCCATCGGCTGCTCCTTTCCCGGCTCACCACCGCGCGGGTTGTACAGGGCTCCCAGGTAATCCCTGAGCTGCGGGGTCATGTCTGCTACGCCCGCCTGCCATACCGCCTCTGCCAGGCCTTCCGTTTGCTTTTCAGTCAGGTTGGCACCAGCAGCGATGATCAGCGCGGCGCCGTCCACGCTGACCTGGTGCAGCGCGCTGGCTGCGCCTCGGAGTCCGCCGAAACGCGCCTCGATAGCGCGGACGGCAGCCAGGGTCGGCCGCAGCTGGTAGGTGGTCCCGCCAATGACAAGATCGATGTTGCCGTGCAATGTCTTGCTCATGGTTCACCCGATCAGGCGGCAGGGCCGGCAGCGATTTCGAGGACATCGGAGTTGATGCCCATGGTGATGTTGCGGCGCACAACGTTGTCCGCTGCGCCAGGCGCGACGGTGTTGTTCATCACCTTCACGCGGAAGTAGAAAGTGGTCGGCAGCACGACCGGAGTGGCCGTCGCATCACCGTCGTTCAGCGTAACCTTGATGTTGTAATCGCCCTTGGAGCGGTCCTTGTGGGCAACTTTCACGGCCTTTTGACCCGCGTCGCCGTTGTCCAGACCGACAGTCAGCGTCATGTCGCCAGCGTCGGCAGTACCCTTGTACTTGCGCACGCGGCCATCCTTCAGCGAAGTGAAGGTCACCGAACTGAAGGTGTCGCCAAACTCGCCCAGGTCTTCGATTTCGCCAACGTCGACGTATACGTCCTGTTTGTAATCGGCTTCGGTATCGGCGCCGGTCTTGGTGCCGAGGCCAAGTCGGCAGCCTGCAGCGGTGTTCAAATTGTCGTCGGCCATGGAAATTCCTCCAAAAGGCACATTGGATAAAGCCGCGAAGCGGCAGAGGTTGAATCAGTGAGTGGTGATGACGCGGACCGTGATAGCGCCCATGTACGTGACGCCGTCTGCATCACGCTGTGAGTCGGCGCGCTCAACGCGCACAGACACTGCCCTGCCAACTTCCAGCGGCAAGGGGCGCTCATCCAGCGCGGCGGTTACCTCAGCGTTAATGCGCTTGACCTCGGCCTGGCCGTGAGCATCTGACCAGACGGTAAGGTAGAGCAGGCGCTGTTGACGCTTGCGCCCGGCGATAGGACTGGTGTTGGTCGAGATTTCGCGGTCGATGGAGACATACGGCATAGGCGTGTCCAGCGGTGCACCATCGTAAATGGGGCATGACACCTCGGCCTGTAGCCGCTCAAAAAGTGCGACTTGCAGGGCAACGGACGGATCAGCCATCGTTTCCTCCCTGGCTGGCCTTCTTCAGCGTTCGATTCACGGCGGCGCGGATGTCTGCCATCACCAACTCCCGATTCACGTCCAGCGAAGGCCGCAACCACGGATGAGCCGGCAGCGCAGGTATGCTCGGGTACTTGCCGAAAAACGTGGAGCCGTCCGACTTGTTCTTGACCGAGCGGCTACGGTTGCCCGCGCGCTTTTTCCCGTCGTAGCCCTTGGTGCCATATTCCAGAAACCGCAGGTAAAAGAATCGGCGGTTGTCCTTTTTGCCACGAATGCCGATCTGCGCATCCAGGCCACTCTTGGAGACAAACGCCTCCAGGGCGCCAGCCGCTTCGCCAGTGTCCCGAGGGATGGTTGACTTCATGGTGGCCAGGATCTTGTTGGCAGCCTCCTGCATGGCCGGGCGCAGCTCGTTGTCCATGTTCTGATGAATGTTGCGCAGCGTCCGGCGTAGCTTGAAGTCACCGGACATACGGGACCGGCGAGCCATGGGTTACTCCTTTGCCTTGTCGGCTTTCGGGGCCGGGGTGTCCTTGACCTCTTCGACCAGGCCGCGATCAATCAGGGACTTGGCCTTGGCAGCGTCAACGCTGAATTCATCGCCTGTGTTCTGGTCGCCAACGGCGCCGGACAAGCTGGCAAGTGCTCGAACTTTCATAGGATTTCCTCAAGGGTTGGGGACGTTGGTGCAAAGCAAGCGGAGCATTGAAAGCTCGTTGTCTGGCAGTGCAGCCACAATCAGATAGGTGACGCCTCTATTCACCAGGCGGCAGCCTGCAACCAGATCCGGCCGAGGCCTTACCCGGACTTCCGCGGTAACCACCGCTGCAAGCTTTTCAGCAACGGCCTCGATGCGCCCGGTAGGCAGCGTGATCTCGGCCCAAAGCTGGCCGGACTCTATCCAGGTGTCGTCAAAACCACCGGTTCGATTCCTGACCCGTTCAGGCTTGTAGAGAGTAGGACGGTGACGCATTGGGCCTGCTCTCATTAGAATCGCTTCCTGTACCAAAGCAGACGGTCGACGGCCAATGGAACCTCAGCGGTGATGGTGCCGATCACGACAGCCTCACGGTTTGCGTACCAATGGCCCACCAGCAGCAACACCGCCTGCTGAACGTCCTTGGTCAGCGTCATTTGCTCAGGCAGCACTGGGCTGTCTTCGACAAGTACCCGATCACAGTGCTGCTCGACGTGGGACAAAGCTGCTGCAATGTATCCTTCGATCAGAGCATCTTCTTCAGCGCCATCCACGCGCAAATGCGTTTTGACCAAGTCCAAGGCAATCATCACGACGCCTCTTTGGCAGCCTTTTCAGCGGCTTCCTTTTCAGCGGCTGCTTTCTCGGCCGCGTCTTTTTCAGCCTGTGCCTTCTCAGCCTGGGCCTTTTCGGCAGCAGCCTTTTCGGCAGCAGCTTTTTCCGCAGCTGCCTTTTTTTCCGTCGCGCTTACTTGCTTGTTTTCCTTTGGAGCACTCCCGCCCACTTCGACGGCTAAGCCCTTGCCGATCAGGACGTGGGCATATTCGTCGTTAACGTGGTCGAACACTTCCCCTCGCTTTACCTTCGCCGAATCGGCCTTGAGCAGATCGGCATCACCGACGAATCCCCATAAAGCTCTGACTTTCATGTTGCCTCCGAAAACAAAAAGGCCGGCGAAGTGCCGACCTTGGAGTTGTGTGGAATGAGTTATTTGGCGTTCGGCAGGTTGCCCTTTACCAGCGCTTCCCGGCGACGGACGCCGAGCCCCAGACGCTCCTCGACCAACATTGCGATCTCGTTGCGGATGAACTGATCGTTGATCAAGCCCATTTTGAACTGGAAGGTCATGCGGTCGAACAGTGTTGTCGAACGTGCGAAGTTTGCTACCAAAAGCTCACCGCCGGCATCCGAATCGCCTTCATCCATGCTATCGGAGGTGATGACAGGACGCCCCCACAGGATCGGTGTAACCAGACCTTGCAGATTGGCGAACAAGTAGCGGTTGTCAGCATCCTTTTGCAGCTCGATGTTCATCCAGTCGAGCTCGGTCATGACAATGCCGTCAGCAGACATCTTGGATTGCTTGCGAACCTGATAGATGGCGCGGCGAACCATATCGATTGCGGTGTCGCCAGTTTTGCTCAGCGCTGTGTTGAATTCCGTAGCTTGAGTCATCAGGCCATTCAGGTTTTCACCAGAGCCGTCACCCTTGAGGATTTGAGATTCTTCCTCAAGCTTGAGGTCGTAGCGCAGAAGCTGCTGGATGTAAGCGAACATCTGAGGAACGTCTGCCAACACTTCGTCAGTCGCCGGCATCCATACCGCGATCTTCTTGACGCGGTCAGTTTCAGTGGTGAAGGTCACATTGCTGTTGGGCTTCAAGCCACCTTCAGCGACAGGCGCAGCGCCGCGAGTATGCACATTTTCGCGGAAATACGTGTAAGCCTGCCCGGACACCGGAATGGTGGTGAGCAGGTCACGAATGCGCAGCTCTTGGCGGATGCCTTGCTGGATTACCGGATCGTAGATAGGTGCTACCAGACCGGTACTGGCCAGCTTCATTTCTTTCATGCCGGCCAGGTCGGATTTGGTGACCTCGATCGACGCCGAGTTCACGCTCTTCTGCTGCAGGCCCTTGTAATCGTCGTGGCCACCGACCATGTCGATGAAAGATTTTCCTTCGCCCGGCTGCCCACGCAGTTTGACGCCCTTCTGTTCCAGGTCCTGGACCTGATCGATGACTTTTTGCAGTTCATCCTTTTGCTTCTGGATCTGAGATTTCATCTCAGTGGTGACAGAGTTGCCTTTCTGCAGCTCCTCGGTCACCGCATCGTATTTTTTCTGCAAGCTGCCAAAGCCTTCTTTCAGCTGGGCTTCGAGAGACGTTTTTACTTCAAGAACTGGATCGGTCATGGCGACACCTTAAAAAATTGGTCGAAAGTGGTGGATAGTGATTTCAGCCCTTCCACGATCGCCGTGGCCTCACTGCCGCCATCACGGCGTAGTGCGGAGTAGCCGAGCGAGGCGACTGCTGCCGCCTCTTTCTGAGACAGCCCCATGCGTTCACGCAGGGCAGTCTCGAATAGTCGAATGTCTGATTTAACTGTGAGCACCTGCGCCTCGGGGTTCATACCAAACGGCACGAAAGACGCCTCCCACAACTCGGCCTCTTTGATGATGCGAACCCGGCGGCCCGCGCGCTCTTCAAAATCTGCCTTAATGGTGTTGAAACCGATGGACATGCTGTCGAGGATTTCGGACTTCATCAGTTCATAGGCGTCACGCGCATAACTGACTGCCAGATTTACCTTGCCCTTGAGCAAAAGGCCGTGGTCGTCCTGGGTGTAATCGGCAGCGCCAACCAGGCGGGTCAGATCGTGATACAGGGCCAACTTAAGCTTGCCGCCGCGGGTCGTTTTCACTTTGGTGAAGGCACCTGGCAGGATCACGTCGTCGCCCAAGTCAACGTTGTTGAAAACAGCGGCGTAGCCTTCAAAATTGCCAGCTTCGTCCACTGTCTTTAGTTCAAACGGGACTTCAAGTTTTGACATTGGTCTGCATCTCCCACCGGGTAACCCGGTTGTATTCATCACCTACCAGGGGTGGCAGATTCTCTTTTTCCCGTACTTCGTTGATCGTCATCCAACCCGAACCGCCGGAGCCCCCCAGGGCGCTGCCGTAGTAGGTAGAGCGTCCAGCACTGTCCGCGCGTAGAAGACCTTCAACGGTGAACTCAACAAAGCGAGAAAATTTCCGGTACACCTTGTCGTTGTATTCGTCTTCAACGGCGTCGATGTAGGGCTTTAGGCCAAAGGTGATGTAACCGGTGAGCTGCTGCTCAAGGTTCGATCCCATGATTGAGGTTTTGCCAGCCCTGTTGGCCAGCCAGAGAGGCACGCCGTAGATGCCCGCAAGTGCCTCCTCTTGGAACTGCTGTGACTCGATAAACTGGGCATCTTTCTGTGTGATGCCTGCGGCCTCAATCTTCGGGCCGCCTTGCAGGATTGCCATTTTCCCAATGTCGTCGGCATCCGCCTTGCGCACATCAGGGAACCTCTCCATCACCTGGGCTTGCTGCTCTTTGGTCAGGAATTGGTCATAGATCACGTAGCCACCGGTGAAACCGCCTTTGCGCATAAAGCGTGACGACCACTGCTGACCGGCCTTGGCCAACCCCATAGTTTCTGCCTGATATTCAATAGGCGAGAGCCCAACAATGCCATCCAAGCTGAAAAGCTTGAAATGCAGCATGTTTTCTGGCGAAACCGGAAACGGTTCACTGTCCTTTGGCGTGACGCAGTAGATGAGGTCGTCATCCGTGTCGATCGTGACCGTGTTGCAGTCCAGAGGCACGAACCCGATAGGGTCTCCATTGCGGTTCCGCTCGATCAAAGCAAACGCGTTTCCCCTCAAAGCCATATTCACCACAACGAACTTGAGAAAATTCAGCTGCGTCATGTAGGGATTAGGTTTGCGCAAAACCTTAAGTGATCGATCGTTGCCGGGAATTAGCTTCCTGCCACCCTCTGCGTCTTCATACAACTTCAACGGCAGCCCGCTCAGGGACTCAGAGAGGATTTTCACGCATGACCACACCATGCTGATTGAAAGCGCAGTCTTTGTGTTCACTCTAACGCCAGATTTAGTGCGCTTGCCTCCGACCTCCATATCAACTTCGACATAGTCGCCCGTCTTCGGATCGGTATAGCCAAAGAATCCCCAGGTACGGGGGTTGTACCAACGAAATGCCATGGTCAGCCTACAAGTCCGAAGAAACCGTTGTTTAAGTAGTCATCCATCCCGCCTTTGCTTTCGGGGTTGAGTGACATAAGGGATACCGCGTTGAAGGTGGCCATCAGCGGGTCGATCTTGGCCGAGCCTGAAGCCTGCTTGGTGATGAGGATCGAGTTACCGCGCGGCTCCACTCTGGCATTGCCGCAGCACCAGGCCATCATGGGTTGGCCGCCGTGGATCAGGCCGCCCTCGGCCAGCTTGCGCTCGGTGGTCTTGATCGCGCCGCCCAGCTTCCAGCCCTGCGAGATACCAATGATCTTGTCCTGCGGTACGCCAGCCGCAACCAGCGCATCGAGCACACCACCAATACCGGCAGGGTCGACGCCGACCTGGTCCAGAAGGCCTGCCTTCTCGACGCGGGCTGCGAGGTCCGCGACTTCCTCAAGGTCATCGCCGATGACTTGAACCATGGTTAGATGGCACTCTTTGGCGAAGTCATGAAGCCGTGGTGCCTCGCCCTTGCGGCGCTCAAGCACCGACGGGTGAGCCCAAGCGTGCGTCCACAACAGCCACTGGCGCGTGTGCTTGTCACGCCCAATTGCCGCAAACCCAAGCAGGTCGTCCAGACCGCCGCCGTCGATGCCGATATCGATCACTTCGCAGCGCTCGATCAGGTCGTCCAGCGTCAGGCCGGGCAGCTTGGCCTGCACCTCCCAGAACTCAGCACCAGCCCACCGATCCGAGCGCAGCGCCAGACCAATCTCGACATTTAGGTGCTTGGCCAGAAAGCCGCGAAATGACTCTTCACCGTCGATCTGCGCCTGGGTAAAGCCGCGCTCAATGAACGGCTCGTCTACCGACAGCCCCAGATTTGGGTTGGTGATGTACGCGTTTTTAACGTCGCGGTGGGCGCCCGCGTCGATCATGTGTTTCGGAAATTCGTAGAGCACCGGCAAGAAAGACTTGTCGACAATCCCGCCGTCGCGCACCTGACGGGCATAGAGCAGCTTCTGCCGGAAGACGCCTGCAGGCGGCTCATCGGACTGGGTCGTTGCCCAGATGATGAACCCCTCTGGCCTCGATGCCAGACCGCCGGTGGCCTCGCGCAGCATTGCCTCGGCATTGGCTCGCTTGCCGAATACCCACAGCTCGTCGATGAACACGCCGATGGCTTTCTTGCCCGAAACAGTTTCGCTGTCGGCCGCCACCACCTTCAGCGTCGCACCTGTCTGGTAATGAGTAACCGTGCGCAGGTGATCCTGCACCTTGAACAGGTCCTTCAGCTCATCGTCGGCTTTGACCATGTCCCGGATCGGGATGTAGGAGTTGTCGGCAATTTCCTTGGTCGGCGCCAGAATGATGAACTCGCCAGAGGTTCGCCAATTCAACACCAGGGCAGTCAGCATGATGCCGGCGGCAATGGTGGATTTTCCGTTCTTCTTGCTGATCAGCAGCATGAACTCGCTGATCATCCGGCGACCGCTGTATGGGTCATAGGCGCCGAAGATGGCGGCGACGAATTCATTCACCCAGGACCGCACGGTCTCGCTCATCAGAGGACTTCCGGTGGCATCTACCATGCGCAGGCCGCCGAAGACCTCTAACGCTTCCGCCGCTTGATCAGAGAATAGCGGTTCGAACGGGATCAGGCTCTGGCGGGCAACAATGCGCTGCTCCCAATCTGTACAGGCGGTTGACCATTCCATTATTTCACCACCGACAGCGGGCCTTTACGCACGCCGAACTTGCCTTGAGCTGCGCCTGCGGCCTTGTCCTTGGCCGTCTCCTTTTTGCCGCTCTCGCCCTTTCGCGGGTGAATGAACGGCATGAGCGCCTTAGCTGCGTCTACCCGCAGCTTGGCCTCGGCCTCGAAATCATTCATCGTTGCCAGCAGGAAGTCTTTCGGGTCGGAGAAGCGCAAAGCCTTCGACAGATCGAAAGCCTGGTCGGGCTGTTCTTCAGCCTGGCCATGCTCACCGACAGGTGCCGCGGGTGACGCCGCTGCTGGGGAGCTGCCTTTAACAAATTTGTTAACTTTTTTGTTAACTGCCGAGCCTGTTAAAGCCTCCATCACGAACGGGTCTTTCGCCAGCCTCGCACCCGCCTGCGCAGCGCTGGAAGCCGCGTATCCTGCGGCTATGGCTGCATCTTTATTAGACGCACCTCCCCTGACCGCATCGACAAATGCGCGTTTTTTAGGGGTAAGGGCCATTAACAAAAAATCCTGAGCGGGAAAAAATCTGTACGTGCGGTCGAGGGCGGTCTAGTGATCGAAAAACCCCATATTTTTGCCCCCCCCTCCAAAACGCCTGATTTCGCACCAAAACCGTGCAAATCACGCCAAAACCGGTCAAAACGACCGTGTTTTCGCCTCTTCGCGCTGTTTCACGCTGTCGTGGCAGGTCTTGCAGAGGGATTGCCAGTTGGATCGCGCCCAGAACAGGGTCTGATCACCGTTGTGGGCAATGATGTGGTCGACTACCGACGCAGCGACGACTAGACCAGCTCGGTCGCAGTAGACGCACAGAGGGTTGGCGCCGAGATGGACCAAGCGCGCTTTCTGCCATGCGTAGTTGTAACCTCGCTGGTTCGCCGTAGTCTTGCCCGCTCGCCAAGTAGCTGGCGGGGCGGTGTTTACACGGTCGCCTTGTGTAGCGACGCGGTTGCCGAGCGTCTTCAGCCGAGCCATGTGTCACTCCACTTGCTGGCGCGTCATCGGCCCGCTGCGATCCTCATCGCCGCTCACGCGCTGAATCTGGATCGCCAACAGCGCATCAAGGTGCGAACCCAGCCGATCACTCAATGGCGTGTCCTGCACGGCGCCCATATCCTTCATCTGCTGATGCTCATCACGCAGCATGCGAACAGTGGACTCGATGGCTTGCTCCAAAGGATCGAGCATGAAGCCGCTGGTGAATCCCGTTACCTGATCCAACTTGAGTTCAGCGCCAACGGCCATAGGGCTGGTGTCGGTCATGTGCTATCTCCGCGCCACGAAATGGCAGTGTCTGAATTTGTGGCGCAGGCTGCATCTGCATTCAATGAGCGTCGTCCGCTGCGTGCCAGAACCATGTCTTGGCACCGGTGAATGGCAGTGCAGAACTCCTGCTGATCCATAGGGTGCTCAACAGGCAAAGTCAGGTAGGCGTTCCAAGCCTCGCCAAGCAAACGCGCAATGGCAGCTTCTTGTTCAGTGGGCATTGGCATCGGTTACTTGCTCTGGCTGCGTTTGATCTGCGCGTCGACCTGATCGGCGCACGTGTCCAGCAGGTTGACGGCTCGGTCCTTCAAGGCCCACAGGTCACCATTCAGTGCCAGGTCCTCGTCGCTATCGCTGACCCGTTCGCACGGCACCATTACCGGGGCTTCCAGGCTTACCGCTGATGTCTTTACCACCACTGGTCGCGGGCTTGCCGCGCAGGCCGTCAGGCAAAGGCTGATCAGCCCACTTACGAACAGCCGGGCTCTTACGCTTGAGGTCTTCAAAGTCTTTCCTCGCTTGTCGGGCCTTGTCTTCGCTGGCCTTGAGCCGCTGCTGTAGATCGGCCGTGTAGTTGGCATTGCGCTTGGCCTCGGCCTGTAGCGTGGTGATTGTCTTCTGGCTTTCGGTGTTGGCGTCGGTGGCATCCTTGGCAGTCTTCATCTGCAGCGTCACCTGCCCTTCCAGCGCGAGTACGCGGTATTGCTGGATACCGACCAGCAGTAGGCCCACCAAACCGATGATGATTGCAGCGGCGAGAGCCTTCATACGGAATCCACCTTGCGGCCAATGAACCGGGTCACCAGCTCGCGAATGGCTGTTACGCCGAGAAAGCCGATGGTGCCACCGGCAGCGACTGACAGGCTGGGCGGCCACGCCATCCACTCGATCAGGCTGGACGCAACGAGGCTCAACGCACCGCAGATCAGGGCTTCAAAGAAAATACGGCGCTTGCTGGTTTCCTTGGCGTCGTAGAGCACTCGCAGTAGAGAGACGATGATGGCCATGATCGCGCCCTGCCATAAGGGGTTCGAGAGGGCTATCCAGAGCTTGGCCCAGGTGTCTGGCTTGTCGGGCATTTGAGGCATCCGAATGACCTCCCGATTGGGAGTAGTGGGGGTTTATTACCGACCGCGCCAGAGCAGTCCGCCCGGGCGTAGCTCGGAGCGAAGTACTTCTCTGACCTGGTCAGCAACGCCGAGGCCCTGGTTCACGCGCGCCTCAACCGCGCCAATGCGAGCGGCAAGCTGAGTGTCGGCACTGGCTCTGATGGTGAACTCATGCTCGATCTTGGCAGCCAGGGCTTTACCCAGCTCGGTTTCGCTGAGTGCTGCACGGAGCTGATCCAGTCCCTTCGACACATCAACTTTGAAGTCGATTTTCACACTTGGCTTTTCTTCCTTGTCGCCCGGAGTGCCGGTGTAGCCGCCTTCGCACATACAACCCAGGCCAGCGCCAACGCCAGCAAGCACTGTCTGACCTGCCGCGTTGGTGGTCGTCCGCACACCCCATACTGGGGAAAGCTTGCCAGCGTCGATGAACGCCTGGGCCAGGGAGACCTGATCGCCTTCAACGGCGAATGGCGTCTCGATCTTTTCGTCGGCCTTGTCGAGGTTGCCCAGCACGATTCGGGGCAAGCCATCATGGGAAAAGGTGAATTTGTCACCCTCTTTCTTGATTGAGTATCCGGCACCTTTCGACTTCTTCATGCGCGCCGAAAGCTCTTCAGCTGTTTCTCGCCTCTCGTAGGTCAGCATGACGCGGATGTCCGCAAACCCCGGCTCGTAGGACTCATCGGACGTGCTGATCTTTGCGCTGGCTCGATACTCTGCGGGGATCTTGGTTATCTGTGAGCCAATGAAGGCGTAATACTCCCAAGCATTTTCGGGAAGATCGCGCGCAGCCCATTCGCCAGCTGCAACGGTAATCATCTGAGGCTGCTCAGGCAGGCCGCCGACCGAGAACCTGGCCGAGTTGATTTCTAAGCTGCCGTCCTTGCTCAGCTTCCAGCCGGAAACGTTCGGCACGTAGTCGTGGCTCTGCATGTGCTGCTCCAGAAACGAAAAAAGGCCCGCCGATATGGCGAGCCTTGGAATGGGTGCAGGTGGCTGGTGCAACTATCCAGCTCTGTTGGGGCGGATCGCCGGGTCACGTACCCCGCCCTCTCATCGCGTAGCCGCCCATTGTCCGCACGGGATTAGACGACGCCTCTACCGACTTAGCGCAGCTGCCTGCGCAATAACCTGCATAACGTGCGTGTCTTCCCACGCTGCCCGCCAGCACCGCCCCGTGTGATGGAGCGAGGGCACACTGACTGCCGGTGTTCTTTCGTAACGCGTGACTACCGGCTATACCGCGTCCAGGCTCCGCCCGAAGGCCCACCCTGACTGTGGCAATACGAATCGCCAGAAACGAAAAACCCCAGCACTTGGCTGGGGTCTGATTGTCATCGTGTCGCGCTGGAACAGCTGAACACCGTGCCATGAAAACAGGTGTTTATCCGCCCGCATAGAACTTTTTACGCAGCTTCGCGAAAATGTTCCAGAGCCGAGTCGATCCACGCCACACCGGCCTTGATCAATTCCCTCGCCTTTCGCTCCGCCATGCCGTTGCTTTCACCGATTCGCACGGCGGTCCACTTCGCGCCGAAGTACAGCCAGACGAAGTCACCCATCTGCTGATTGCGTTTGAGCAGCCTGGCAACCGCAGCGTCAATGATCAGCGCGGCGTCGTCAGTGAGCGTGTATTCCCGGCCACCTCCTGCCGCTGCTGAGCCGTAGGAAGGCGACACGTAGCGCGGAACGCCCATACCGTCCATACGCCAGCTTCCCCATTGCTCCAGCAGCCACTCGGTATCGCCCAGCGGCTTGTCTGTGTACGTTCTTTTTTTCATGCTGCCTTCCTCGGATCTGGTTCATTCATGCCGAAGAGTTCCATCAGCAGTCTGGTGGCTATGGTGCTTCTGGCGTTCCCCTCAATGACCCACGCCCTGGCGAACGCCTCAAAGCCTGCGCTCGATCTGGATGCGTGCCAGTCAGCGACGATGTCCATCAGGGCAGCCGAGGCCATACGGCCGTTATTGGCTTCGAGCAGTTGACGGTTGCCCAGCTTGAGAAACTTGCATTCGACAGCTGTCAGGCTCTTGCGCGGCAGTGCCGCAGATAAATTACTCATAGTGCGCGGCTCCAGACCTGCAGCGGTTCATCGGGGGTTTCATACTTTCGTTCTTGAATTGAGACGGCGCGCGACCACGACCGGTAGGCATCGGCCGGAGAAATACCGGCACCTGCCCACGGGTGACCTTTTGCCATGCACCACCAAACACCGTTAGCCCAGTGGATGCGAACCTTCGGCAGCCGTCCGGTGAAGCCCACTTTGCAGCGGGCCAGCCACTCCTCTACCGCTGGCCAGATGATCGACTGCTCATGCTCAGAAAACTTGTTTTTGCCACCACCACTGATGATCTCTTCCAGACCGTAGGCTTTGTTCGCGACCCACATGGCGAACCCGGTCGGGACGTGCAGCAGCTCGTAGCCCTTTATTTTCCACGCCCAGTCCTCTGGGAACTCACGCAGCGAGTGGGCGATACGCCGCGCCTCGGGGTAGTCAGCCACTTCCACCTCAACCTTCTTGCGCGGGTTTAACCAATCAAAAAGTCTCATAAGCGGCCCTCCCTTTCGAACGACTGGCGAACGAAGTCCGGCCCATTTCGACCTCTTCGTCTGTTGCGTATGGATTGCCGGCGAAGTCCACAAAGCGAACGTACTGGCCCTGCTGCTGGACCATGCACGACCCGGTTTTGGCGTGGCGGCACTTGCCCACGATCAGCTCAGTGACGCCGTTCAGGCCTTCCTCGCTGTCTGGGTCACGGTGAACGAGGATCACGACATCGGCGTCAGCCTCGATCTGCCCCGAGTCGCGCAGGTCGCTCGGCCGTGGCTTCTTGTCCGTGCGGTTGGTTGATCCACGGTTGAGCTGCGCCAGCACGATCACCGGCACGTCCAGCTCTTTGGCCATGTTCTTGAGCGCTGTGGATATCTTGCCCAGCTCAAGGGTTCGGTTCTGGCCAGCGCCCTCAGCGGCGATCAGGCCGATGTAATCCACCACCACGATGCTGAGCCCCTCTTTGCGCTGCACCTGCCTGGCTGTCGAGCGAATGCGGGCGGCGGTCATGCCTTCCTCGTCGCAGACGAACAGCTTGGAGTTGTGCAGCACGTTCACGGCGCTGGTGATCTTCGGCCAGTCCTCATCCTGGAGCGTATGCCCCTCATCAAGACGCGTCAGGCTTACGCCGCCCACGGACGCAATGCCGCGCGTGACCAGCTCTTCCTTGGTCATCTCCATCGAGACGATGAGGCCGACACCGTTGTCTACGCATGCAATTTGCTGGGCGATTTGAACGCCCAGCGTTGTTTTGCCTGAACCCGGCAGCCCCGCGATCACGATCATGTTCTTGTTGCGAAGGCCTCGGATCAGCTCGTCCAGATCCTTCAAACCGCTGGAGTGCCCGAGCTGCTTCGCGCCGTTGAACCGGCTGTCGATGCCATCAATTACGGGGGTCAGTACCTCGCTGTACTTGTAGTAATCCTTCCGATCGGGCGCCCCCAGATCACGCAGATCCGCTGTTGCCTGCTGAGCCAGCGCGATGATGTCAGCGACCGGCAAGCTTTCGCTGGCCGAATCCCTGATCACGTCCGCCACCTCAACCACTCGGCGCAGTGCTGAGCGCTCCAGGACGATGCGCTGATACCCGGCCCAGTTCGCCGTGCTGGGGATGTTCTTGGCGATTTCTGACGCATAAGCCAGCGTCCGCCCGCCGCTCGGCAGGTCCGGATACTCAATGCCCACCGTCACGACGTCCACTGGCTGGCCGGTGGCGTGCGTGTCGATGATCGCCTGATACAGCGCGGCGTTGTCGTCATAGGCGAAGTCGGCCGTCGTGAGCCGGTCGGTAATAGCGTCGAACAGGGAGGCGTCCAGCAGCAGTGCGCCCAGAAGCCCGTGCTCAGCCTCAAGGCTGTAAAGTTCGCGGCTCATGCTGCACCTCGCGCAGAGGGCCATCGGAATACGCAAACCAGTCCGCCACGGTCACGCAGCCGATCCACGGCGCGATCGCCCATGCTCACTTTCAGATCGGTGATGCTCAGGTTGCTGACCACAATCGTCGGCTTCATCTGCTCGTAACGCCCGTTGATCACCTCGAACAGCACTTGGCGCTCAAAGTCTGTGCCGTTCTGCAGGCCCACCTCATCGATCACCAGCAGGTGCGGTCCGATCAGATCGGCGTAGACCTGCGACTCCGTCTTGGCAGGGTTGCCGAACGTCTCCTTGACGCTGCGGATGATCGTACCGGCAGTGGTGTACAGGCCGGTCACGCCCTGGGTTCCGAAATACCGGATGACCTGTTGCAGGATGGCAGTGGCAAGGTGTGTCTTGCCGGTACCAACCTGCCCCAGCAGCATCATGCAGCGCCCGGACTGATAGTTCTCGGCGAAGGCCTCCACGAAGCCCGTGGCGACGTTCCAGGCCCGAGCCTTGGCGTCGTCACTCCCGGCAATCCAATTGTCGAGGGTGGCCTGCTGGAAGCGGACAGGGATGCATGAGTCCAGCAGCTTTGCGTTTAGCAGGCGCTCTGTGTGGACCAGCACGCCTCCGGCGCGAACGCTGATGTCAGCCGAGTGGCGGTTATCAAACTCGCAGCGAGGGCAGCCGTACCAGATCGGGTCAGCTCCAAACTGTTCGACCAGAGCGTTGGTGTAGTGGCCGTGAATCGAGCAAACGCCGGGGCGGGTGTCGACGGTGTAGCGCGGTTGTGTGGTCATTGGCCATCCCCCGCGATCCGATAGTTGCCATTGCCGTCCAGCTCCAGCCCGTCGGTGTGGTCAACCTGATCGAGCCGGGTGTGACGAGATGGCTTTCCGTTCTTGGCGCTGGTGCCTGGCAAAATAGACTCTGGATACACATCGCTCCAGCTGCTGGCCGTGGACTTGTCCAATACCGCGTCTGGGTCAGCATGATTTGCCAGCTTGGCGGCGATCATTTCGCATGCACGAAGCGTCAGTGGTGCCCTTTTGGTCTTCCGCATATCGCAGAAATCAGCCCATGCCTTTTCCGAAGCGTTATCAGGCTTCGCCGATACCGGGTCGAACTTTGGATTTTTGCGAATAGATTTTCCTTTCTGCTCATCCTTATCCGAGGCGTTATCGCCCTCTTTATGGTTATGGATGGTTAATGGGTGGTTAATGGGTGGATTGGGTGCATGCTGTGCACCCCGTTCTGTCGTGGCGTGCACCCCGTTATGTTCTGGCGTGCACCCCGTTATGTCTTCGCGTGCACCGGGTGCATGGTGTGCCCCCCGTTTCAGGTCGATGTCATAGCACACAGGAAGGCGGTCTTTCTGGCTGATGTAGGCCGAAGGAATCGCCTGATTTCCGCGCTTGATCACGCCCAGATTTTCGAGGTCACGGATGCGGTACTGCACAGTGCGTGGAGACAGGCCAGTATCGCGAGACAGGCTCGATATTGAAGGGAATGCAGCTCGTCCATCTTGATCTGCATAGTTGGCCAAGCACAGCAGCACATGACGACCGTGGGCCTCGGTTACGATCTGCTGAGACAGGGCCCAGGACATTGCTTGAACACTCATTGCAGGGTCTCCCCTGGCTTGCGGGCTATCTGTGCGGCCATCGCCTCTACTGATCCACCGGAGAGGCGCAGCACAAGCTGACGAAGCGCGGTATGGGCATCAATCGAGAATACGCGCGCCTCGTCCAGCACCACCTCATGAGGCGAGTTATCCATGATCGCGCGGCGAATTCGTTCGTTGTAGTTGAAGGCCGCGCACGCAAGTTGCTGCTCGTTCAAATGCTCGAACGCTTCCTCTGGCAGCGGTTCGCCAGGGAATTTCACCATCGGAATGAATCGGTCAGGGGCAGGTCCGCCCTCAAGCAAGTGCCGCCCCTGCGCCTCCCAGTGCTCGAGAGCGACCTGCTTCGCGTCGTGACCAGTCCTGCGCTTGAACATGACCTTGAGCGCATAGAACGCCCGGATCAGGTCGATGTGAGTGTCGTCTTCTTTCTCGATTGTGTATTCAGGCTCGCAGATCACCTCTAACGTGTCCTGCACAACTTCAAAGCACTTCAGCAGCAGCGCGGCGTCGGCGTACTTCTCAAAATGAGCCTCATCGATGACCTCGACAGGCAGTTCGTTTGGAAAACTGGTTGCGTTGCTCATGACTTGACCTTCTGCACCAGTCGAAACCGGCCTTCAAAATAGGGGTGTGTGGCCTGGGTGGCGCTGACCATCTGGCATTCGGACACGAAGCGTTTGAATGCAGCGGTAACGAGGCTTTTCGACCAGACGATGTACTGACTGCCCTTCGCTTCTTCGTGGCCGTTACGAACCATGCCTGCGTGATTGGGCTGGTTTGGCCACTGGCGAAGCACGAACGAAACCATCGGCCCGGACAGTCCATAGGTCTTGTTCATCTCTGCCTGGATGCGCCCTAGCGGGATGCAGTTCTGCGGGCAGTGATCCCAGACCCTCTGTTCGGCGATCACCTCAACCCGGCGCTCGATCCGGTCGATGGCCACCTGTTGCTCACGCTGCTGGCGCTCCATTTCCACTAGGTGGTTGGCGTTCGCCGCCGTGATTTCGGCCTGGGTCATCGGGCGAGCGCCGTCCTCCAGCTCTTGCCAGCGATCGACCAGCGCAGCGGTGAACTCTGGACTGAGCTGCGCCACCACGACGAAGCTGTCGCGCTTGCAAACGTGGTACTCCTGCACGACGACACCGTTGGCGGACTTTATCCCGTCCGCCATTGGCGGTTGGGATATCACGCGCCTAACAACAAGGCGGTCGATCGACCTTTTAACATCGTCATGCCGGGAACCAACCAGATCGGCAATTTCTTGGGATGACATGGTCAGGGCGGTGCTGGTGATCAGGTTCATTCTGGTATCCCCAAGCCTTGGGCCATCGACTGAAGATCGGCATAGGCAGCCATAGCGAGAAGGCGGATAGCAGTCTGCACACCAGCCTCGCATCGGCTATCGAGCGACGATTGCGGCGGGCCTTCATCAGAGTCTTCACGGGCAACAGTGGATTCCACCAGCACATCGGAAAGAGTTGCGATGGTGTCCAGGTATTCGCCAAGACGTTTAGCGACGTGCGTGTACTCACCTGGATTGCTCACTGGGCACCTCCAGCACTCGCGCCACGATTTGCAGGCTCGTCTTTTTGTGGCGCGCTCTTCATACTTTCCAGCTTGTATCCCGCTGCATTGCGCTCTTCCTGCAGCCTGCGGGTGAGACTTGCCAGCTCTTTGAGAAGCCAGCCAATACCCACCACGGACTCAGTGGACATTTCGCCCCCCTCAGCCGACCCCATCATTTCGCCTACCGCTTCAATGCCTGTGATAAGGATATTGGCGGTCTCAGTTGACGCCTGCTTGATGCGTTCGAGCCGTGTTACTTGATGGTTAGTCAGCTTGAGCCCAGAGGACTCTGCTGGAAATTGCGCCTCAACATCGATGATCAGATCATGCAGGGACGGGATGCTCATTGGCCTGCCTCCTTTTGCTCGGGGACGGTGATGCCATCCTGGGTCGAGCAGACAAGCGCATGAATCGCTTCAGCCACGAACCCCAGAACTGCCATGCCATCGCAATGAACAAGATTCCCGTAATTGATCGACTCGCGCATGTCCTCGCAAATTTGGGAAAGACCCAGCGACAGCGTCCGTGCTTTCTGTAGCGCGTCTTCAACCTGCATTGAAGGCACTGTCTGAAAGAGACATTCGCCGCAATTTGCAATTTGCGTTTCGCCAAATTCGACGCTTGTGGTAACCAGGGTTACTTGCGCTGTAGCTGTGCGGGTGGTATTTTCTGATTTCATTTTGATTTTCTCGAAGCAAAGTGAATGCGCAGTCCCCGCGCCAACGGGTACTGAACAAGAAGCTCGACTTAGGTCGGGCTTTTTTGTGCCCGGCGTTTGGGTTAGCCGGACAGCAAAAACTTGAATTGGCAGGCGGTCACGGGGACGCCTGCTGGTTACTGGATGGATTAACAGGTACTTTTGAGCCTGAAAATTCAGAGCCTGCGGGATTATTATTTGTGCATCGTTGAGCTGAGTTGCCTCGACGCTGACTTGGAAACGGTTTCTCTTCGAGGGCGGACAGTCTGCCGTCGTCGGACACGATCACGAAGATGGATCGCCCTTCACGGATAGCCTTACTCAACGAGCCCTGGCTCATTCCGAGCTTTTCGGCTGTACCGGCATGTCGCTTTGCTGCGTATTCAGCAAGAGGAATTCGTTGCACCGGGATGACTCCACTATTTCGGTTCTTTTTAAATAGTGCTTGCGGGATTTTTTAAAGTCAATGCTGGCGGCATTTGAATTTAAGTCCCGCCAGACATAAGGTGCTTCCATGAAAAAGAAAGAACTCCCCCTCGTCGCAAAGCAGGAATGCGCCGCGCTCAAAGCCATTTTTATGGAAAAGCGCAAAGCGCTCGGGTTGACGCAAGAAAAAGCTGCAGAAGCGCTTGGCATGAATCAAGGATCGTTTTCCCATTATCTAAATGGCCGGAATGCGTTAAACACTCCCTTTGCAGTCCAAGTCGCGCACTTGCTTCAGGTGCCCGTTGAGGCATTCAGTCCCAGGTTAGCCAAGCTGATTCATATGATGACGAAAGCTGTTTCGGGTGAAGGCTTGGCCGAAAAACACCAGGGCGAACGAGAAGGCTCCAACGTTGAGCCTGTAACACAACCGTGGAGAGCGCCAAGGAGATACCCATTGATTAGCTGGGTCGCCGCAGGAGCAAGGGCAGAGTCACCGGCAGGGGTTTTTCCAGCCAGCAGCGAGGAATACATCGCTAGCACCGAGAATGCTGGTGAGGCCGGGTATTGGCTCGAGGTCAAAGGGGCTTCAATGACCGCCTCTACAAACCCGAGCTTCCCAGAAGGCACGCGGATTCTGGTCCAGCCTGAAGGCTTCGATTTAGTGAACGGGAAGTTCTACATCGCGCAACACGTCGACGGTGAGACTACTTTCAAGCAGTACGTGCATGACGCGGGCTGGGAATATCTAGCGCCCCTGAATCCGGCTTTCCGCACCGTAAATATGGATGATTCTTGGGTATTGATCGGGCGCGTCATCGACGCAAAAATACCAGGGCTTTAAATAAATAATCCCGCAGGGATTGACACAAAAAAATCCCGCCAGCACTATAGCCGCCAGACGACAACTTTGGTCACGGGTGGCACCTCATGCAATGCATCAGCAACGGCTTATGGAAAGGAAATCTTGGTCTTGGTCTCGCCGAGCGTGAGCTCTCCTGCCTGCTGGCAGTTGCTGCAGGCCAGACTGACAAGGAGATCGCCAAGCATGACGGTCTTTCGCCGCGCTCGGTCAAAGGCCGCATTGAATCGTGTATGCACAAGCTCGGCGTATACAAACGCCCTGCTTTGGTGGCAGAAGCATTTCGCCGCGGCCTAATCTCCCCTGCTGCAGCACTTGCCTTGGTGCTGGCTGCCCACGGCGCACTCGCCGAAGATCCTATGACCAAAGTTCGTCGCAGTGGCGGCTCGGATACAAAGATCGAAACCCGAATCGCCGCCAAGCGCCATGAAGTGACGCTGGCGGCATAAACCAAACCTGATTTTGCGAAAGCCAACAATCGCGGCAGGCCCTCGGCTTGCCTGTAGAAACCAAAAGGAGTTGCATCATGCTGTGTCTATCCCGTCGCTTCGGCGAGTCAATCGTTATCGGCGACAACATCAAGATCACCGTGATCTCTGGTCGTGACGGCCAGGTCCGTTTGGGTATCGATGCTCCGGCCGAACTGGCTGTCGACCGCTCCGAAATCCGCGCTGAAAAGCTGGCCAACCCTCGCAACAGGAGCGATCGCCATGTCGGCTGATAATCGAATCACGCTCGTGTTGCGTCCTCGCGAAGGCGAAACGCTGGATAGCCTGCAGTTCTATGCACAGCTTGGCGCACCGGTATCGGTGGGGCGAGCACTGGGAGTTATTGCCGCGCTGTGTGAAGGTGATGCTATTGAGCAACTGCTCGACACCGGGCTTTGCGCAAACATCGAAGATCACATGCGCGCAGCCGCAGACGCCCGCCGTTACCGCTGGCTGCGCGACGTAGCGTGGGACACCCCGCGTCAGGACTTGGCTCTGCGTGACCGCCATCAGAACATGCTGAGCGATAGCGACCTCGATGCCGAGATTGACCGGGCAATGCAGGCTTACCCCTGTGTTACCGCGCAGGAGCCGCAGACATGAGTATGGTCACACAAGGAACACACCTCCACCTGCGTACCGAGTTCGAAAGCCTTGGCGAGCGGCTGATTCGTTTTGGCCAGGCGCTTCAAGACCCGGCCACGACTGTGGGCCAGTTGACCGGCCTGGCCAACTCCTGCGGGATCTCACTCAAGCTGCGGACGGTAGCTGAGTCGGGGCAGCGCGAAGATGATCGCTAAAACCGCCCGGCCGAGGACCAAGCGAGTCAGCTGGACCTCGGCCGAGGACGCCATTTTGCGCGAGCGCTATCCCGAGAGCTGTCACGATGAGCTTTCCCCCCACCTTCCAGGCAGATCGTATGCATCGATTACACACCGTGCATACCTCCTGGGAGTGAAGAAAAGCAGCGAGTACATGCGCGACCTGGGCGCGGCCAACATGCAAGCCGGCGCCGAACGTCTGGGCCGAGAGTTTTGGGAGAAGCCGCTGGGCTCATTGCGGCATGAGCAAACAAGGGTGCTGATCAAGCTCGGTCATCCCGATGTATGGAAAGGCCTGCATATCCATGCGTGGGAGTTGGTCAACGGGCCGGTGCCAGACGGCCACATCGTTGCTGCCAAGGACGGCAACCGCAAGAACGTATGCCTGGACAATTTGTGTCTTCGCACAGTGAGCGAACACGTCGTCAAGACCTGTCCGAACTATCAGCATCTGCCCGAAGAACTCGTCGACGTCCTGCACCTGCAGAACGAAATCCGAAAGACCATCAAAAGGAAACGTGGCAATGAAAAATAAACTCTCCGATCTGCGCGACCATCTGTTCGTCGCGTTGGAAAACCTCGTTGAGGCAGATGGCGACAAGCTCGATATGGCTGTGCGCAGGGCAGACGCAGTGAGTAATGTGGCCAAGGTTATCGTCGATACCGCCCGCGTCGAGATTGATTACATCCGCCATGTTGGTGGCCAGGTCGAAAGCAGCGTGTTCATCGAATCAAAGCCGGCATTGCCTCCAGCCAGCAGAGCGTGACTGAAAACCAACTATGGCAATTTTTGCCACGGTTCAAACTACCGTGATTCCGGTAGAAACACCTAAACGTGACTCAGGGTCACAATATAGCGAGGCATCACATGAGCGAGTTTCAAAACACCAAGCTGGTAGGCAACCCAGAGGTTGTGAAGATGTTGGGAATGGGATCAGTGTCCGGGCTGAACAAGTTGCGCGTGCGCGATAAGACCTTCCCGGAGCCAATCAAGACCAGCGCCAGCCGGGGAGCCCGGGTTCGGTTCGACCTGGCCGAGGTTGAAGCGTGGATAGCAGCCAAAAAGCTGGAGCGAGGTGCGACCAGACGCGACGCTGCCTAA